GGCCAGTCCAAGGGCGACTACCTTGAGGCAGTGACCGACTACTCGACGCTGGTGTACACGCCTGAGCTGGGAGAGTATTGCGTCAACGACGTGGAGCTGACGCACAAGCTGTACCGCTACCTGATGCAGCGCGACCCCAACGTCGAGGCCATGCACCTTGAGCATTTGTTTGCCATGCACATTTCGGTGCAGCAGCGCAACGGCTTTGCCTTCGACATGGAGAAGGCAGCAGAGCTGTACGCCACGCTGTCGGGAGTCAGGGACGAGCTGTCCAGGGAGCTGGTCGAGATGGTGCCTCCGACCGAGGTCAAGATGAAGACCAAGACCAAGCTGGTGCCGTTCAATCCCGGCAGCAGGCAGCAGATCGCTGCGGCCTTGGCTCGCCTGCATGGATGGAGCCCCAAGGATTTCACGCCTTCGGGTGAAGCCAAGGTAGACGAAGCAGTGCTGTCCACCCTTGAGTACCCAATCGCCAAGAAGCTGTCCGAGTACCTAATGGTGCAGAAGCGCATCGGCATGCTGTCCGAAGGAGACGAGTCTTGGATGAAGTCAGTCCAGCAGGACGGCAGGATCCACGGCTACGTCAACCACAACGGAGCGGTGACTGGCAGGTGCACGCATCGCAGACCCAACCTCGCGCAGGTCACTGGAGTGGGATCGCCTTGGGGAAAGGAATGCCGAGAGCTGTTCGTGGCTCCTCCAGGCAGGCTCCTCGTGGGAGTGGATGCCCAGGGCCTGGAGCTGAGGTGCTTGGCCCATTACCTCGCGCGTTGGGACGACGGCGAGTACGGCAGGGAGCTGCTGGAGGGTGACATTCATACAGCCAACCAGAAGGCAGCAGGCCTGCCTACCAGGGCCGACGCCAAGAAGTTCATCTATGCCTGGCTTTACGGAGCCGGGCCAGCCAAGATCGGGAGCATCGTGGGCGGAGGCGTGACCGAAGGTCGAGAGCTGCAGCGCCGCTTCTTGTCCAAGTTCCCTGCCATCGCCAAGCTGAAGAAGGCCATCGACAATGCCGTCGAGATTCGTGGATACTTGACCGGACTGGACGGCAGGAAGCTGCCAATCAGGTCCAGGCACGCGGCACTGAACACGCTGCTGCAGTCTTGCGGAGCGATCCTGATGAAGCAGGCCACATGCAATATCCACAAGCAGCTGGCCAGCAGCAACATCTGGGATGTCCTGCAGGTGGCCCACATCCACGACGAGATCCAGCTGGAGGTCCCCGAGTACAGGGCCGAGCAGGTGGCAGAGATTGCCAAGCGCGCCATCGAGACGGCTGGATTCCCGTTCAGATTCCGTATCAGGCTGGACGGAAGCGCGTCCATCGGCAGGAACTGGGCGGAGACACATTGATGAAGATCCCGAAGACCGAGCTGGCGTACATCGCTGGCTTGTTTGACGGAGAAGGATGCATCAGGTGGCACGACAGCCCCAGGATCAGCTTGACTTCATGCTGGCCGCATCACTTGATGTGGATCTCCGCCCTGTTCGGATACGGTTCCGTGCGTATCGTCCGCTTGAAGGACGGCAAGAACAGGACGACATTCAGGCTGGAGATGTCAGGCAAGAATGCCATTAGGTTCCTGTGGAAAGTCAGGCCTTTCCTGATGGAGAAGCGGCACCAAGCCGATATACTGATCGAGCTGGTCAAGTACCCTAAGGGATCTGCCAAGAGAGAGCGCCTGATGAGCAGGCTGACCAGCCACAAGAGGATTGACTATGGACCCGAATGATCCCACTAACCCGTTGAATTCCTACACCACCGACGAGCTGCTCAAGGTGGTCGGCAGCAGGTTTGAGGCAATTGTGTTCATTGCCACACAGCCGAAGAACAAGTCCTCCCAGGACATGACGTACTTCTCGGCTGGCCACTACCACAGCTGCCTGGGGCTTGTGGAAATCGCAAAGATGATGCTGGCTGCAGGAGGGCCAGAAGCATGACAAACGAGAGAGACCCGATTATCGAGATCGCGGAGCTGAGGGAAGCCAATCAGTCGTGGAAGGACCACTGCGACAGGCTGGACGAGGAGCTCAAGGAAGCGCGGCGTGACCTGCTCCTGATGGCCCGCAGGAACGTCCTGCTGGTCGTCGAGATCGAGGACCTGAAGGAAGAGCTGGCCAAGCTCAAGGAACAGGCCAAGCCGATCTCGGCCAAGTTCGACGAAGTCAAGGCCATGAACGACAGGCTGGGGCCATTGGATTCGTTAGAAAAATGTGTCAAAGATTCTTACAGATCGGAGAACAGCCAATGACCTGCGATGCCGAATGCGTGCTGCTGGTGATCGGCATTTTTGTCGCTTCCGTTTACATCGCCTACGTCGTGGACAAAACCTACAATGCCAAGAACTAACGCCAAGACCCATGCCCTGATCGACGGCGACATCCCGCTGTACCAGGCATGCTCAGCCGTCGAGCACTCTATCCATTGGGGAGACGATTGGTGGACGCTGCATGCTGACGCCAAGGAAGCGCGCGAGATGTTCGACCTGTGGATCTCCGACATCAAGGAGACCCTCAAGGCATCCAAGGTAACGATCTGCTTCAGCTCGTCGAACAACTGGCGCATGGGAGTCCTGCCTGAGTACAAGGCCAATCGAGCCAAGACCCGCAAGCCGGTGTGCTATGCAGCGGTCAAGGAATACTGCATCGCCACGTACAAGTGCCTGATGTATCCGACCCTTGAGGCAGACGACGTGATCGGCTTGACCGCCACCAATCCGCGCAACAAGAACGTGGTCATCGTCTCGGAGGACAAGGACCTGCTGACCATCCCGGGCCGGATCTACAACCCAAGGTCAGAGACCTACACCAACGTCTCTCCCGAGATGGCGCACAAGACACACCTGATGCAGACCCTGACCGGAGACACGACGGACAACTACAAGGGATGCCCAGGAATCGGAGCCGTCAAGGCCGAGAAGATCCTGAACGATTCCTGTACGTGGGAAGCCGTGGTGGCTGCATACACCGCCGCTGGACTGACCGAAGCAGACGCCTTGACACAGGCGCGCGTGGCCCGTATCCTGCAGCACAAGGAGTTCTACCCCCTCACTGGAGAGGTTCGCCTATGGACACCCACATCCACGTCATCGACTTCCGCGAAGTGAAGGACTCCGGCAAGCGCGAGGAGTTCGATACGGGATCCCGCAGGGACACCCGCGAAGGCAAGGGCCGTTTCGACCTGATTAGCCCATTCGTCAGCGAACGGGACGCCAAGCACCTGGAGAACGGAGCCCGCAAGTACGGGGACCGGAACTGGGAGAAGGGCCAGCCCCTGTCCCGCTACATGGACTCGGCCTTGCGTCACCTCAACAAGTTCATGATGGGCCACCGCGACGAGGACCACTTGGCTGCAGCTCGCTGGAACATCGCGGCCCTGATGCACACACAGCACATGATCGCCATCGGCAACCTACCCGCCGAGCTGGACGATCTTCCTAACTGGGTAGGGAGAGAGAATCGCCATGTTTCGTAAGCCACCAAAGATTGACCACCTTCGTCACCGCAGCTGGGAGGACGTTGCCTTGATGTACAACGCCCGCACCGGTGAAAACCTGTCCGAGCACCAAGCCAGGGACATCGGCCTCAGGGCAGCCAAGAGGATTGCCCGAGAGCTGAGAAAGCCGTCCAACTACCGGCTGCGTGAGGCCCTGGCTGCCGAAGGCATTGTCGTATGATGGAAGACCCTACGGATCGACCGTCCCAGATCGCCCCTATCCCGAAGGGGCTTTTGGACGACCTTAACAAGCGCTTCCCTGACCGCTGTCCTGACATCTCCTGGACCGACCGCGAGGTCTGGTTCAAGGCAGGCCAGCGGTCTGTCATCGAATTCCTGAATTCTGCCCACGAACGGCAGGTCGAAAGCAGGTTTGACAATGTGCTACCGAAAAGGCCGTGAGCCTGAAGAGATGGACGAGGAGGAGACGGAAGACGAAGGTGAGTCTGAAGACAAGCCAATGTACAAAGGATCCAACGAGATCCGCATGGACACCAGCGAGAAGCGTGCTCCGGCCAACGCCGTTCTGATGATCGGCAATCCTGACATGGCCGAGTACATGACATTCCTGAAGCGACGGCGGGCTGCAGCCAGCGACGAGCGGGCCAGGGCTACGTACGAGTCGCCGCTTAATTAGGAGACTTTTATGGCAACCCAAAGAAAGCCTTATGCCCTCAAGTCTGGAGCCAGGGTTTATTCTGAGGAAGTCCCTTACGAGTACAGAGGACCGCTTGGTAGGGCGCAGTCGTCCTTAACCATTGTTCCTATGGCCAAAAGGCTGGACACGACGGGGGCGTCCAGCGCTTCTGAGGTGTACAGAAGCAATGAGTCCATAAACAAGTGGTACGCCAAATCTCAATCCAGGCCCTTGACTGAGATCGAGTACAACGAGTACATGAGAAATCGAGAATCGCCGTACAGGCGTATGGCAATTCTAAGAAACAACGGAGAAGACCGGGTAAACAGGCGTGGGATGTTCCCTCAGCTGATGATTCGGCGTTCGTACCAGGACTACCTGAATGTTGCCGCTGGGCGATCAGGATCCTCTTCAACTTCTGGACCTTTGCGCTTAGGCGTAGGCGGCGGCACTCGCTCCACCGGCCTCGGCTACTAGGAGAAACACCATGTGCTTCGGCGGCGGTTCACCCAAAATGCCTCCTCCTCCCGCGCCTCCTCCGCCTCCTCCGACCCCGATGGCGATCACGAAGCAGCCCAAGCCGTCGTACGTCGGAGAGCTGGAGAAGTCCTCTACTCCTCCGTCCAAGCGCGGCAAGTCCGCTTTGACCATCCCCTTCGGCGGGATGACCCAGACAACCGGAGTGGGGTACTGATCCATGTACAAGTCAGCCGCCAACCTGTACTCAGAGCTTGAGTCCGACCGCCACAGCTACCTGCTGCGGGCTCGTGACTGCTCGCGGCTGACTCTTCCCATGCTCCTGCCTGACGAAGGCACGACGCATTCGACCCACTTTCCCACCCCGTTCCAGGGGATGGGAGCGCGTGGAGTCAATCACCTGGCAGCCAGCCTGCTCATGTCCTTGCTGCCTCCCAACCAGCCATTCTTCCGGTTGGCCCTGGACGAGGAAGCCATCCGGGCCCTGGGCGGGGTAGAGGAATACAAGACCGAGATCGACCAGAGCCTGTCCAGCATCGAGCGCGCGGTCATGCAGGAGATCGAGGTCAAGGCCATCCGGTCTGCGGTCTTCGAGGCCCTGAAGCACCTGATCGTCACCGGCAATGCCTTGGTCTACCTGGGCGAAGACGGCATCCGAGTGTTCCGCTTGAACCATTACGTGGTCAAGCGAGACCCCATCGGCAAGATCCTGCACATTGTGGTCAAGGAGACGGTGTCTCCGCTGGGTGTGCCGGACGAGGCCAAGCCCTTGGTCCAACAGAAGACCGCCACAGAGAACTCGGTGGACATGTACACATGCGTGCATGCCATCGAGAACGGCAAGTACGAGGCCTATCAGGTCATCGAGAACACGATCCTGGAGTCCACGCGAGGAACCTACCGCGAGGACTCGATGCCTTGGCTTGCCCTACGGATGAACCGCGTAGACGGCGAGTCCTATGGACGCGGGTATGTCGAGGAGTACCTTGGTGACCTCAGGTCCCTGGAGGGACTGACCCAGGCCATCGTCGAGGGATCAGCTGCAGCCAGCAAGGTCCTGTTCCTGGTCAACCCCAACGGCATGACGCGGGCTGATGTCTTGTCAAAGAGTCCAAACGGAGCGATCCGGGAAGGGATGGCTGCTGATGTCAGCGTGCTACAGGTTCAAAAGCAAGCGGATTTCGGTGTGGCTTTGCAGGCTGTCGCTACGATCCGCGACCGCCTCAATTACGCTTTCCTCCTCGCCGAGAGCACGATACGAAATGCTGAGCGTGTTACAGCCGAAGAGGTCCGCCTCACGACGGCAGCGGTCGAGCGGCAGCTAGGCGGCATCTACAGCATCCTGGCCCAGGAGTTCCAGCTCCCGTTGGTCAACCGCTTCATGGACGTGATGGCCCGCCGCAAGCGCTTGCCTAAGGTCCCCAAGGAATTCGTCAAGCCGATGATCATCACCGGCGTGGATGCCCTGGGGCGAGGCAATGACCTGGTCAAGCTGGATGCCCTGTTGGCCGGAATGGCCCAGATCTTCGGGCCCCAGGCAATCGCCCAGTTCGTCAATCCCCAGGAGTACCTGGCCCGACGCGCGGCTGCCTTGGGCATCGACACCAAGGGCTTGATCAAGTCTCCAGAGGACATGGCTGCAGAGGCCAACAAGGCCATGATGGCCAACATGACGGAGAAGCTTGGCCCGAGCATTGTTGGGCAATATGGAAAAATGGTCGAAAGTGGCGCACTACCAGCGCCCGGCCAGGCCCAGCAGCCTATGATGGGCCAATAACGAGGAACACATGGACCGAGTAGAAATTGTCACCGGACAGACTGGGGCACTCAGCCCCGACCAGCAGGCCCAGATGAATCCCCAGGCCCAGCCTCAGGCTGAGTCCACGGAGAGCCAACAGCCAGCACCAGAGCCGCAGGGCGAAGCTGAGCCCCAGGAACAGCCCAAGGCTGAAGCCGAGGCCCAGGTCAACGAGATCGAGCAGAAGCTCGGCACCTATTCGCAGGAGTTCTTCACCAACGGCAAGCTCAGCGACGGGTCTTACCAAGAGCTCAGCAAGCTCGGCTTCTCGAAGGCCATCGTTGACCAGTTCATTGCCGGTCAGCAGGCAGTCATGGCCCGCGAAGAGCAGGCCGTGTACGACTCCGTAGGCGGCAAGGAGACCTACGCTGAGATGGTCCAATGGGCAGGACAGAACCTGTCCAAGGACGAGATCGAGGCATACAACAGCGCACTGTCGTCAGGCAACCAGGCCCAGATGCAGTTCGCCGTCAAGGGCCTGCAAGCCCGCTTTACCGCAAACAACAGAGAGCCCAGCCTGAAGACGGTTGGAGGAAAGGCGGCCAATGCCGGATACCGCAGCGTTGCGGAAGTCGTGGCTGCCATGAGCGACCCGAAGTACAAGACCGATCCGGCATACCGCGCAGATGTGGAGCGCAAGCTCGCCAATTCCAACGTCCTCTAGGAGAACACCATGTCAGACACCAACACGACCAACACCACAAAGCCCGGCTACAAGACCACCGAGTTCTGGCTCAGCTTCGCTGCCGTCATCGTCGGCGCAGTGCAGGCCTCAGGCATCGTCCCGTCCGAGGGCCCCTGGAACCAGGTCCTGGGCATGGTCATCTCCGCCCTCGTTGCGCTTGGATACACCGGCGCACGCATGGCGATGAAGAAGGGCAGCTGAATTGTGTGGACCGCAATCGGTCTCGCGTTCAGCGCCGTCGTCAAGGAATTGCTCACTCTGTGGTTCACGAAGGCCACTACACCGACTAATGCGTCGGATGCTGTTCACCATCCTCCTGGCCTATATGGCCGCTTCAGGGATCTCGTGCAGCGCATCGAGGGTCGTGTTCGTCCACCCAGGTGAGCATCAACTAATCCGGATCGGTCCCAATGTCCGTGGCCGCGTGTACTTCTACAACGGCAAGGACTGGGAGCTGTCCGGGAACACCGTAGACATACCCGAGGGCTGGTATGCCGGATACGTCTCGCCTGCGGGCGAGGTCACCAACAAGCCCTAATCAATGGACCGAAGCGGAATGCCGTGACCTGCCTGAGGGCAGGCCTTGTGCCATTTCCTAGGCCATTCGTTCAGATCATCCAGACTTCTACACAGGAGGCATTCAAATGCCCATTCAGAGCGTTTCATTCACCGGCCAGAATGCGAGCACAAACGCATTCGGCACCGGCTCGTTCAACACAACTTTCGCAACGCAAAACGACCTGTTTCTTAAGATTTTTGCAGGAGAAGTTCTTCAGGCGTTCGAAACCGCAACGGTCATGAAGGACAAGCACACTGTCCGCACGATCACCAGCGGCAAGAGCGCCCAGTTCCCGGTCACCGGCATCGCGTCGGCCCAGTATCACCGCCCCGGCACGGACATCCTCGATGACAAGGGTCACGACAATGATCCGACCGCTGGCGACCAGAGCACGGCCTACACGACCTCGTTCGCGCACGCCGAGCGCGTCATCAACGTGGATGATCTCCTGATCGCCACCACGTTCATCGACAAGCTCGACGAGGCGAAGAACCACTACGACGTTCGCTCCATCTACAGCTCCGAGCTGGGCCGGGCCCTCGCCCGCCAGATGGACCGCAACCTCATCGGCGTGGCTCTGCTGTCGGCGGCTACCTACAATGCAAGCACCGGCGCTCCCACGGCTGTGGCTGGCCTTGCTGGCAACCCCAACGGCACCATCGTCGGCAAGAACTTCACGCTGTCGAGCGGCTCGCTGCCCACCACGGGTGCCGAGATCTCCGACTTCGTGGACGCGGCGTTCGAGATGGCGGCGGCGATGGACTCCAAGAACGTGCCTGCAGAGGACCGTTACCTGGTGCTCACGCCAACGTCGTACTACAACCTCATCAACTCCGATGCAGGTCGTCGCCTGATCAACCGCGACTTCGGCGGCAATGGCTCGTACAACGCAGCGAACCTCGGCATGCTTGCCGGATTCGAGCTGGTCAAGTCGAACAACGCTCCGGCGGTGTTCGCCAACCTGACCACCACGAACCAGATCGGCGCCAACAACACCTACCGCGCGAACTTCAGCAAGGTCGCAGCGGCGGCGTTCCACAAGAGCGCGTTCGGCACGGTCAAGCTGATGGACATGGCGATGGAGACGGACTACGACATCCGCCTCCAGGGTCACCTGATGGTGGCCAAGTACGCGATGGGCCACGGCGTTCTGCGCCCCGAGTGCGCTGGCGTCATCTTCGACAACGCCTGATCCACTGCACCCTGACGGGTGCCTAGACACAACAACCCAATGCCTCAGTCCCCTACCGGGGCCTGGGGCTATTTCCCGAATTCGTCCCACAAGTCCGCACCCCTTCGGATACACTTGCCATGTCCTATGACTATTCTCCAGGACGCTGGATTAGGCGGTATTACCGGCCCAACTCCGAGTTTGGGGTCTTCATTCCCCTGCCGCCTGGAGCTGTGGACTACAACGGACAGACTTCGGCAGCAACCGTCTGGGACGAGGACTACGACAACGGCAATTCAACTTCATCCGTCTTCGCAGAAGAACTAGAGGCTGGCGATGCCACGCCGTAATCAGGAGCACCAATGACTACGACAGCAAGGATCAGGATTCGGCGGGACACTGCCGCTGCATTCACTTCAGCGAACCCAACGCTTGCCCTAGGGGAGATCGCGTTCGAGACCGATACGCGGCGGTTCAAGGTCGGCACCGGGACTACGGCTTGGACGAGCCTTGCATACGCCGCGCAGAACCCCACCAGCCTGACCGTGACGGATACCACAGCCTCCACAAGCACGACCACGGGCGCACTACAGGTGGCTGGTGGAGTGGGTGTGGGGGGTGCGCTGAATGTTGGTCAGGATGCGGTCATCAACGGCGCGAGGGTGGGCGTTGGGCCTGCTGGTACAAACAACACGGTGCTAGGTGTGAACGCAGGCGCGTCACTGCAAAGCGGATCTGATGGCAATGTCGCAGTGGGCCGGAATGCGCTTCTTGGGGTGACCAGTGGCGATTACAACATTGGTATCGGATATGGTGCAGTTAGAACGGTCAGCACTGGAGAACAAAACATTGCAATCGGCCTGAATGCCGCAGCGTTGGTTACGTCAAATAACAATGTTGCTATAGGTTCTGACGCCCTTGCAAACGCATCAACAGCCGCAGATAACACGGCTATAGGCTTCAATGCTTGCCGGTTTAGCACTGCGGGAAGCTCGCAAGTTGGAGTTGGATTTCGTGCATTATCAAGGAATCTGTCATCTAGTCTTGTCGCCGTCGGAGCGGATGCGCTTACCATCAACACCCTCGGCACGGCGAACGTCGCCGTAGGTCGATCCGCACTAGGAGCCGCCACCACCTCCATCTCCACAGTCACGACCACCGTGGCAGGCACTGGCGGCACTGATGGCGCAAAGACCGCAGTTCAACTTGAGCGCGACAGCGGCGGCACGATGGTGACGTACCCAACGGTTGATCTCACGGTCACCAGCGGCGCAGTCGCAGGAACCGTCACGGTTGTCTCTGGCGGCACTGGCTCGACCACAGCCACCGCAAGCGGCATCGTCTTTAAGGCCAACGCGGCGGGTATCGCTGCGGGTGTACCTGCGGATTGGCGCTGCCAGTTGACCTTGGCGGATACGGGTTCCAGCAACACGGCGGTAGGTCATCAGGCAGGACTGCTCCAGACCACTGGTAGCAGCAACACGCTTGTCGGCGCATTGTGTGGCGATGCAATCACGACTGGCGGATCTTCGGTCGCTATGGGATCTGGTGCTCTAGGCGCTAGTACGTCATCGAACTTTGCGACTGCAATTGGAACGTTCGCCCTCGCAAGCGGATCAACTGGAATTGGAACGGCAGTCGCTGTCGGCGGGCAGGCCATGTTCGCGGCAACATCTGCAAGCAGGGCGGTAGCCGTTGGGTATGACGCGTTAGTAAATGCGACCACGACGACAAACACTGTTGCCATTGGTGGAGATGCTGCGCGCCTGCGTGGCACTGGCACAGATACCTGCACCAACGCCACTAATAGCATTTTCATCGGTCAGGACTCGCGTCCTAGCGGCGACTCGCAATCAAACCAAATCGTCATCGGATAC